AGTAACTTCTTGATCTCCACCCACCATTAGTACAGTACCTGGTGGATAGGCTGCATCTGCTACATAGTTTTCTGCCAAGTCACTATATCGAGCAGCAGCAGCCTGTACAGAAAGTACATTAGTCTGGGTATCGATACTAAAATTGGTTGAAGTTCGTGCTGTTTGAAGTGATCCAACTCCTCCTACTAATACCGGATAATATGTCCCCGTCGTTACAGATGCCGCATTTATTATAGTGCTTGGTCCAGCTGTTCCCTGTATACCTTGGAACCCTTGAGTACCTTGGGTTCCTTGAGTACCTTGGATTCCTTGAATACCTTGGATTCCTTGAATACCTTGGAACCCTTGAGTACCTTGGATTCCCTGTATACCTTGGAACCCTTGAGTACCTTGGAACCCTTGAATACCTTGGGTTCCTTGAGTACCTTGGAATCCTTGAGTACCTTGGATTCCTTGAATACCTTGGAACCCTTGAGTACCTTGGATTCCCTGTATACTTTGGATTCCCTGTATACCTTGGAACCCTAGAGTACCTTGGAACCCTTGAATACCTTGGATTCCCTGTATACTTTGGATTCCCTGTAAACCTTGGATTCCTTGTAATGGGGGAGATATAAATAAAGCCATATTTTAATTCTATTTTACGAAGTCTGAGCGTCAAACCAACAATTGGGTAGGCCTATAGTTAAGGAGCTCAAAGTGGAACTATTGGTTACCGTAATACCAGTATTAAATCTCCTTCCATAAACTCCCCAGTCAAAACTAAAATTACTATTAGGAGGTACAATAAAGGTTAATATTGGTGTCGCACCTTGTAGAGGTACGCTACTAGTATTGTGTATTTGTATAAACTGAGGGCTTGAATGATTATTATATCCGTTTAACATATATAAATTACCTGCGCCTGCTTTTATTACAAGAGCATTTGCTAACGCACTTGTGGTGGTATTGTTTAATAGAATATTAATATCCTTGATAGATACATCACCAATATCTACACCGTCATTGGCTGCTAGTTTTCCAATAGCGTTAGTTCCAGCATTTAGACCTACATTTCCTATAGAATTAGTTCCAGTAACTAAACTTACTGGAAGTGTGTTTATTACGCTGGTTCCATCACTAAGTCTAACATGTACAGGCGTAGTAACTGGTGCATCTACTGTTAAACTACCACCTGCATCAGCCACATGTAAGGCTCCATTTAAAGTAGTCCAAAGCCTTGCTGCATCTCCGTCTGCAACTGCTGTAGGTGCTGTGCTATTAGCAAAACCGCCATTCATTACTACAGTTGTTCCTGCTACGCCATCGTGTAGATCATCTGCTGCAAGATTAGCGGTTGTAATTGAAGTAATAGTGCTTAAATTACCACTAACGGTTACTCCATTTAAAATATTTGCATCAACTGTTCCAATATTAATTCCACTATTAGGTGCTAATTTACCAATTACATTGTAGCCTTCTGGTAAACTATCTCTCAAACTTGTAACTAAAGCAGTTTCAAGAGATGCAGCTGAACCGGTTAAAGAAGTGATCCCCCCAGCGGTGGTCGTGAGAGATGAATTATTTAAATTAATTAAAGTAAATGTATTACTACCATTAGTAGCACTAATTTTGTAAGTTGTAGGACTATTATAACCAGAAATGCTACCTGAATTTACTGTACCTGATAAGGTAATAAATTGCCCAACTATCATTATTGAATTTGTAGGTGCACAACTAAATTGACCACTTGGTCCTGTTATCTGTATAGATGTTATACTTGCAATAGAATCAGCCTTGTTTCTTATGTTAATTTCGTTACCACTGGTACCCTGTAAAAGATTAACTTTACCAATTATATTTGTACCTGTAGGTAATGCAGCGTCAAGGGTAGCTAGAGTATACAACCTTCCTGTACTATTAACTTTTAGGTTACTGTAATTTCCATCAGCAGTGGTTGTTGTAGCTATATTATCCTGTCTTATTGCTCCCGCTAAAAATAATGATTGACCACCAGTAGCTGGGGCAGTAGCATCTTCTATATAAACTTGATTAATATCAATCTTACCAATAGTATTAGAGCCGGCATTTAAATTTACTTGACCAATAGTATTAGAGCCAGCAGGTATTGATGCATCTATTGTTGCACTTGTATATAATCTCCCTAGTTGGTTAGTTTTTAACCAAGTATAATCACCTGAAACAAGAGAACCAGCAGCTAAAGTATCTTCTCTTACGGCTCCTGCAACAAAAAGGCTAGCTCCAGATGCTGCTGCTGAATCTTGTATGTAGACTTGTTGAACATTAACATCGCTAGTGCTCCCCGTTAATGAAACAGAAATTGTGGGTTGATTTGTGGCTAAGATTACACGTTGTGTACCTTCACTGGCATTACCAGTGTTTACATCCACAAGAGTATTTCTAATCTTAGTTAAATTTGTTGTTGGGTTTGATAATTCTAGCGCCATTAGCTGACCTCTATACCAAATATATTAAATGTTAAAGTATTGCCAGTCGCAGCTTTTGCTCTAATTTTATCTCCAGGACCTAATGTTATACCTATAGTCACTGCAAATGTAGTTTTAGTATCAATTTCTTGATCGTAAAAAAGGTATTGCTTAATTGAATCTAATTCACCATTTGCGGCCACTGATATTCTAAAGTTAGTTAAACTTGCTGATAAGTTACATACAGTGATAGTACTTATGGTGGCCATAGTCTGTGCCGGCACAGTATATATATCTGTTAAATTAGTATTTGCTGGTGCTGCTTGGCCTAATATTTTTAATTGTTCTGACATATTATACTCCCATAAAGGCGAATGTTCGTATCCAAGTACTACCACTGGTCATTATTTTGCCTGCTTGACTACTTAGTTCCTTTCCTAATACTTTATTTTCACTTAAAACTGTAGTATTATTAATCATAAAAGTTTTTGTTGCTGCCAGATCCATATTTTCACTACTAGTCCATGCACCTGTAACTTTACTCCAAGTCAGTGTCTTATTTACCGAACTCTTAATGGTTAATCCACCGTTATTGGCAGTATCATCTGAAGCACCACCAGCATTAAATCTCACAGTTCCAGATGTTGGTAAAGTTGTACCTATTACCGTAAACTGTGTAGCACTATCAACACTTAAAATCTTGCTATCATTTCCAAACAAACCAGGTTGACCAGCCACAGTGACCTTAGTAATAGTCATTCCTGGTATCAATCCTGTGGTTCCTAAGTTAGATAGAGGAATAGTTACTTCAGTGGTTAAACTGCCCCCACCTGTATAGTTTATTACACCCTCTCTATTGAATACAGGTTCTACACTACCTAATTCAATATTATTATCATCCATTTTGATATCGTATGCATTCAATGTGCTTTTAGCACCCGATACAGTAATATCACCATTAACAGTAAGACCAGATAATAATAAGGTGCTGGACCATTCTGGTTTGGAACCATCTGCTTTAACCTGGAGCACATTAAAAGGATCTGCAATTGGAAGTAGGTTTAATATACTATCTGTAGCGGCATACAACATATCACCTGCGGTGTAAGTCGATATATTTGTTCCACCTTTGTTTACAGGTTGTATAGTATGATTACTACTTTCCAAATAATAGGCGGCATTATTATTATCCAATTGACCTGCATTAACAACTAAATCCTTTATGGTAACTTGCCCTAAACCTGTTCCTGAACCAACCGCAAATTGATCACGATTAAATCTAGCTACACCTAAATTAGTCCACTGAAATCCACCAGGACTGGCTCTAGATTCTGATCCATCAACTACATCTACATCTACACTAACAGCATTGGTATATTCAGCTATATTATTTGCATTGGTTTTAAAGCTACCTAAAAGTATAATAGCACTATCATTTGGTTTATAAATGTTTTGTACCACAGGTGCATAAACACTATCGCCTCTTAAAAACGTAGTATTGTTTGCCGCCAAACTACCTAATCTACTTGGACTTATTACACCACTAATAATATTATTGGCAGCAATATTGTTGGCACTTAGTCCACTCCAGTTAGCATATTCCTTAGAACTCGTGTTGATGGCACCGTCAACTCTAATATTGAGCCTAGTTAATACCATCGTGCCTGTTGGTTTGTTTTGTATATCCTTAGCTTCCGTTACTACACCGTCAAAACTATTATCTGCATCAATTTTATCATCGTGTAACGTAAAACTATTTGTTGTAACAGATCCAACATAATAAACTTGACCTGATACAAACCCTACAGGCAATGCTGTACCAGTAATTTTTAAAGCTGTTCCTTTTAAATATCCGTGTCCTGCTAAGAATATGGTATTCCTTTTCAAATCAATATTAGATACAATTAGCTTTTGAGTTCCTTGTCCTGAAAGGTATAATATTACTCTCTCCTGTGCCAATAAGGTATAATTTGTATACAACTGGATTGTATTGGAATCAATATACTTTACATAATATACCTCATCTGCCTGTGGTCCTTGCAAATTCCCACCTATCTCAATTTGACCAATAGGATCATACAGTACAGGATCACCATCTATCAATCCATGATTTGGTATAGTAATAGTATCAACACCAGGGGTTGTGTTTACACCTTCATTAGCATCAAAGGAAATTTCTATTGACCCTGTTTGATTTATTGACACTGTGGTTGCATTTGCATCTTGAATAAAATCTTTTAAATCTGGGTCTTGAGTATTACTAAACTTAACACCGCCCACGTTATTAATATGCAGCCTATTTTCTATCTTAAGTACTGGTATTTGGAATCCACCTACACCTTCATTCTGTAGTAGAATAGTGGCACTTAATACCTCTCCTAGTATATAACCAGTACCTCCAGATGTCATTTCTACTGAATCTACTTTGTTATCACGTACTGTTAGCGTAGCCTTTGCACCAGTACCAGCACCAGTTAAACTTTGTAAAGGTACATTTTTGTAAACGTTATCAATATAACCTGTTCCGCTTATTTTATTAACATTATCAACCTGTACTATTACACCAAGTTCTAGTCCAGTGGGTTCATAATCTTCACTATTAATATAACCTTGTGCCTTAGTTATAGCACCAGTTACTGGATTTATACCTGCAAAATTATATGTCTGTGTAGTATCTAACAATAGCATTTGACTTGGTAATATTTCAGTAAGTACATAGTTGCTTGACTGATTAACTAAAATAGGACTAATAGTTGGTATGCCTGGGGTGGTATTTAAGGAATAAGTTCCCACCCCCTCTATGATTAAATCATCAAAATTATTAAATAGAATTTCAAAGGTTTTATCAATACTTGCGATTGTTATTACGTTTTGTTCAATCACATTACCTAGAAGATAACCACGGGCGTTAGTGTTGTCCTGTACAATTAAGGTAAGATCATCCGCAGTTATGGTAGAATTTAAGTAAACATCTATGGTGCTATAATTTTCTGTGCTAATGTCAGCAGGTAATACATTACTGCTTGGCACAGTGTCTTTAAGTGCGAGTCTACTACCATATCCATTAGTTTTCCATATAAGAAAGGCTCTAATTGGTGGTATTACATCTGCGTTTAATAAACCTAAACTATTCAATTGTGGTATAGCACCTGCAAGGTTATTGGTAGTAACTTCTCTATCTAAAAATGGACTTAATTTATTTTGAATAAAGCTACGAATAGCTTTTTGAGTGCTGATCCTTGAATCTTTTGGACCTCCTGGTTCACTATCGCCAAGTTGTATATCAATACTGAATTCTTCAATAATAATGTCGTTAATACTCAGTTTCAGTGCATCCAGTTCACCAATACTCACAGTGTTGGTAAAGGTTACATTACCAGTCTTGTTTTCTGCTTTAATGAAATCCCCAACGAGAAAGTCACCTAATTCATTAGTGCCTGAAGTATATACACGACCTGGTAAGTCACTGACCTGTTGATATTCTACTCTAGTAACACCACCATTCTGTGGTAGTGCATTATAATCTATGCCACTTCCTGCATATTCCCAAGTATGACTGCTGCTATTACAAATACTGGGTCTGTGAAGCCATATCTGTTTTGTAATTAATTGTGACTTATTCTGTATTATGGCACTGCCAAATGTGCTGCCAACTTTAAATGTGGCACTGTAATAATCACTGATATTGACTACATTAATTGGAGTAATACCACCAATTACTGTGCTATCATCACTATGATCTCCAGTTATAATACTAGTGAGTAGGAAGCGAGGACTTTGAGCAGCTATATCAATAGCAACGATAAGTTCTTTGGTAGTTTTATCCCAACTTAAAACATATGCAAGATTAGTTACGCTTAACGATCCAGTTTGAGTCGTAGCAGAAATCAATCTTCCAGGAATAAATGTGTAGCTATCAGAGGGCAATGTTAATTTTTGGAATACTTTGTGATAGGTTAATAAATCATCAATAAAATATTCTATTACATTTTTAATTAGTCTATGTGTTCCTATACCTACACTCAAGATATCAGCTCGTTTACTCTTGCTTTCATCTGTAAATAATCTAATTGTATTCGCATTTAAAACTTCTACATAGTAGGACTGTTCATTGTCCAAACCAGGAATGTCATTGTTACCGTTATTACTATAGACTACTTTTTGCATATTAGCTAGTCCGTGGATTGGAATCAAAAGAGTATCATTGATAATATCTACGTTAGCAGCATTAAATGGTACTATATCATTAGGATTAGTAATTATATGATTATTAGTAATATCACCTATATTGGTAATTTCTACAATTGGTGGTGCTGTAGTTGGATCATCTAGCACATTGATAAGGAGGTTAAATTTGGCCGCTACAATAGGGGCATGTCCTGTTGATGTTACTAAAGGTAAAGTAATATCACGTAGTCTATTAAATGCTGCTATATTTTGTTCCTTCTGCAAATTCAATGTAATACTGTTTGCTTCAGAGTAGGATAATGCGGCTTCAATTAATTTGCTATTACCACCTGACAATGTATCATAAGCCACAGCTTCAAGTACTATTTTTGCATCGCGCAAACATTTAGCTTGATTATATATAAATTGGGTAAAAAATGGACTAGTACCATTAGTTATTTGATCATTTATCCAACTGATAAGGTCATCAGCTAATTCTTCTTTATTCGCATTAATTAAATCATAGGCCTGTTTATATGAAGGTTCTCTAAAACGTGTAACATAATGTGGATTTGGTAGTTCTTTAAAACCAATCGCTGTAATAACATCTTGACCTAAAAAGCTACTAATTGACGTAATAAATCCTCTATTGAAATCAAAAGCATTTGGGCTATATCCACTAGCACGTAGAGCGTACTGGCCAAAGTTTGTAGCACTATTAGTTATACTTAAATATCCACCACTTTGACAGTAACTACCATTTAAACAGAAGATTTGGAAACAACTTACTATTTGAGCATAAGCATCATTTATCACACGCCAACCTGTACCACCAAAACTCAACATAGTAAAGGCGTTGGCAACCATTGACTTACCTTGTTGTGGTATTCCTGGTAATGTGTTATTAACTAATTCTGCTTCAATAGCGTTTTGTGGTCTGTTAGGAACCTTGACTTTATTACCGTCTACTAATACACCATTGCCACCTAAGAAACTAATAATACTACAATTTTGTACATATGGACTAATGGTTATAATTGGTTTAATTGTAGGTAGATTTATGTAGCCTGTTCTTGATGTATAGATGTCAGTAGCATCATCAAAGGCCACAGCATAATTAAAAGTGAATACAGGTTTGCCATCTACATTTAGAGCATCCCTAAAAGTAATCTCTGTAAAATAACAGCCATTACGCACACGCAGCATATCCTTACCGTTATTTAATGGTCTGATATTACAGGCACGTAGACCAGCTCCGACTACACTCACATTATCTGGAATAATAATCGGATTATCCTCATAGTATTCACCACTAGCAACTGCAATCACTATTCTCTTGCCATTTACTTTGCCTGTAGCATCATAAACTTGTCCGCTAGCAATTTGTAGAGCACGTTTAATAGTTTTAACTGGTCTATTTATACCATCATTAGCATCATCACCATTTTCCGCACTAACAGCAACCTGACCGCCACCAAACAAGTCTGCACTGACAAATTCAAGTTTATCTCCATTTGCATTAAAGGCTAGTACATTACCATCTATACCTTTAACAGCAGGTAGAGTTAACGTATAACTTTCTACAAATGAATCAGGTGCTTTAAAACCTACGTAAGTGTTACCTGCGTCCGTGCTTTCTTTAAACCTAATTTCTCCTTGATTTTTTACCACTAATTGTTCTACTTCTACATCTGTGGCTCTTATTGTACTAGGTGTAGTATAACCTATTTTAGTGTCATCTATATTGCCACCATTAATATCTACAGTGGCTAATGTACTCAATCCAGTTACTGCAAGTGTCCCTTCTACAGTTTCATTGCCTTCTACAGTAAGATTATCTACACTAATATCATTTGTTGTTATATTTCCTGAAAATTGGCTAGTACCTGTGACTTGGAAATCTCCTCCTACATTAATATTAGCAGTAGTTGTAATGTTAGCAGCATCAATATCACCAACTACACTAACGTTGCCTGTAACACTTAGATCAAGCATCTTAGTGTTTGCGTAGGAGTCGTTTATACCAAACTCCCAAGTATCAGTTGGTTCACTCCATTTTATCCAAGAACTATGAGCTAAACCTCTATCTATTTCTATTCCAGCTGTACCAGCAGTTACTCCTGATCCTGTTTCACCTTTGTTTAATATTATTGTATTGGCTTTAATTTCAGTATTAGTTGTCTTTAGATACGTTAGGGATCCTTCAACCGTGAGATTTTGTGTTACCGTCAAATTACCTAATATATTAGAATTCTTATCTATGGTTACGTCATTTTTAATTTTGGTAGTACCAGTTGCAGAGCCAATCTCAAGATTTGTAGCTGCTCCTGCAAAATTAATTGTAGTGGCCGTATCATCCAATAATTTGAAAATACCACTCGTAGTATTTAAATATCCGCCATTTGCTTCTATAATACCACTTACACTAACTTTACCATCTAACGTAAAGTTACTTTTACCTAAAGTAGAATCATAAGTTGCTTGTAAGGTTTTGCTATTAATAACTAAAGGATCAGTTGACGTATGGGTACTAATGATAATACCGCCATTGGTACTTGAAATTGTGTTTCCATTAATATTAATATTGTCAATGTCAATAGAGTCAGTTGTCACAGTTGTTGCGTCAACATTACCAATTAAATTACCTCTAACATTGCCAAAATATTCAGCAGCCAAATAAGTAGAAGCATCGGTTGGTCCACCTGTTCCTGGATCCAAGATAGTAGTTGTTCCATCCTTAGCTTTAACAACGCCTATAAAAAAGGCATTTTTTCCATCAGTACCATTTTCTAATACTTTTACACCATTAGAAGCTAATATGTCTCCAGTTGACGATCCAACAATAATACCCTCAAATTGCCCAATAAAAACTTCTGTTGCAATAATAGTCGTTCCCACTATCTTTGCAGGAAGATTATCACCTATTATGACATTATCTAATCTACCACCGTTAACTTCTATATTTGAAAATGTACTAATTTGATTACTTGTTATATTACCTGCAACATTACCTATAAATTGAGCAGGAGCGTAGTCTAGATCAGTAGGTAAATTTCCTGCACCATTTTCAAATACCTTTCTTGAACTATTATTTGCATAGATATCACCTTTGAAATCACCAGCTATGTTACCAATTAACTTGCCATAAAAAGTAGCCTCAATACCATCAGCACTATTTTCGATTATTTTAGTTGTGCCGTTTTGAGCATATACATCCCCAACTAAGTTGCCTTGTAATGTTCCTTCAAATTTATCAGTGGCAGTTATTACAGTACCTTTTATAGTAGTTGGTGTATTAGATCCAATAATAGTTCCATCAATAAATCCACTATTGGTAGTAAGGTTTGAAAAGAAACTACCACCAGGACTATTAATATTGCCATTAATATTTCCTATATATAGTGCAGGAACTCCTGAACCACCAGTATCTAATATTCTAGATCCTGTGCTATTAAAAACATCACCTATGAGATTGCCATATACTGTACCTTCTACATTGCCAAATATTTTATCGATAATAGTTATTCTGTTACCAAATATTTCTTCTGCATTTATTTGCCCGCCAATGTTTAAATCACCGCTTACACCCATCCCACCTTGCACAACTATAGTTCCATTATAAGGATTAGTACTTGGTATATCTGCAGTAAACAATGCTTGTATAACAATGGTATATTCTTCTGCGGATATCTCAGTAGTGGTTTGGCCATTGTTTACAAAATATATTTTGTCTCCATCATTTGCTTGTGCACCAGTTTCTATATAAGTATTAGAATTTATTCTGCTTAATCTACCTTGCAAAAGAGCATAATCTAATTCTGCCCAACGTCCTACACCGTTACCAATTTTAAAATTTTTATTTGATAGATCTATACCTAATTCGCCTTGTGCTAATATAGGATTTATTTCTTCCCAATTAGCTTGAATGTCTCGTCTTAGTTGAATCCTTCTCGTCATTCTGTTCTCCAGCGATACATTTGAAGACAAGCTCCAAATCGCTTAATACACTATTTATTTAGAACAGTTTGATATAAAAATGCTCTATCCTAGAGCTATCCCTGAGGTTTTACTAAGATATTGTTTGGCTACATCGCTACTTGTGCGTGATATAGTAATGATACTAGCTTTTGTTATAGCATAGTCTTCATCTGGATTTACAGTGAACATGTAAGGAACCATCCCCATACCCTGTGGGTTCATCATTAGCACATTAGGTTTGCTTAGATAAAAATATCTATCATCTTCACGAACATATCGACCTAATATTTCTTCTCCACTACTAACCTTTAGGCTTATGACTTCATTTTGTGTAAACGTTTTTTCAAATAGCATGGTAATCTCTTGTTTGGAAATATAAAGCTAATTCTTGATACCCACCAATATATTCATCATTTATTAATATTTGTGGAACTGTTCTAGCAGTAGGAACTACTTCAAGCAATTCTTCTTTAGTCCATCCATCACCTATTTTACGTTCCTCAAAGTCTATACCTTCCCTCTGTAAAAGTCTTTTGGCTTGGTCACAATAGGGACAGTGATACTTACTCCATAAAACGGCTTTCATGTGTTTTCCTTTCTAAATTTGTGGAAGTTCATCATAATTTATCGTATCGCTCATAACACCAATAACATAATTAGTTGATTCATTTTCTTGTAAGGCTGTTTGTTTCTTACTGGTATCGCTGTGTTTGTTAAACCATGGAATAGGATTAGTCTTAATATTAGTATAATACTTTATCCCTATTTCTTTTAATGATGATGTTGCAGTATAGTCAACAAAGTCTTTTAGAATATTTGCATTAAGTCCAATTACAGGACCACATTTAAACAAATAGTCGGCCCAGGCTTTTTCTTCACGGATTACATCCATATACATGGCGTAAACTTCTTGTTCACATTCTACTTTAGCCTGAGCGAATCTGCCGTCTTCCTTGACAACCTGATTTATCAGCCAACCTGTCCATCCCTTGTGTAATAATTCGTCCTGTAGAATAAGACTGATAATATTACCATTACCAATAAAGATTTTATTTTCTACCATGGCTAGACTTGTTGCAAAACTTACCATAAAACGTATGGCTTCTAGTGCGTAACTGGCGTTCAGTGCTAGCCAAATAGCTTTAATGTGTGCTTGCTCTTTAACCGAACCCTCAAGTTCTTTTTCACAGTTAATCATGTGTAACTGTTCATAATATCTGCCAATGCCTGAAGCCATATCCACAATCTCTTTTGTATCATGAATAGTATTAAACACATCTTTAGGCACATTGTAGATATTACGAATAATATGACTGTAACTGCGACTATGAATGTTAGTTTCAAAAAAGGTCCAATTATAAACCAATGCTTCTAATTCTGGCAAACTTACTACTGGGGTGAATATTTGACTAGGGGCCCGTCCTTGTAGGCTATCCAAGGCTGTTTGTCTTAATAGGTTACTGGTAAAAATATGTTTGACTGCTTCGCTTGCATCTTTAAAATCCTGCGCATCTTTAGATAGGGTTATTTCCTCCGGAACCCAAAAAAAACCTCTAGCTGTTTTTTCATAGTCGGCTATTTTATTATACTTGACTTCTTCAAATCTTTGTATAACCACCTGGCCAGCCGGATCCAAAAACATTTTTCTATTTATATAGTCTGTCTTTGTGTGTAGATCATATTGTTGTTTGCTCATAATATACAGGAATCACATTCCTCCTCCATTTTTATCTCTGTGTAATTTATTTTACTTTCTTTGCTGGAACCACTAGTATATTTTATATCTGCTTTGGCTCCTTGTTTATCAATCAAACTATAATAAAATGTCTTGATGCCCCAGATATGTGCTTGCAAAAGGTTTTTCGCTATCAACGTACTAGGTACTTTACGATCAGGAAAATGCCTAGGCGAATAAAAGGTATTTGTACTTATACTCTGATCCACATAGGCTGCTAATACTGCTGCTGTTTTAAGGTATCCTATACAATCGGTTTGTTCCCACATTAATTGATATTTATTTTTAAGTTTATGATACTCTGGGACGACCTGTGTAAACGATCCTGCTTTACTTTCTTTTGTACTTATAAGACTCATTGGTAGTTCAATACCATTAGTACTATTAATTACCACGCTACTGGATTCAACAGGAGCAATGGCCATTAGTGTAGCATTGCGCACACCGTGCTGTTTCATTTGTTCACGCAATGGTTCCCAATCAAGTTCTGGAGTAAAGTTTGTTAGTTCATTTACTCCTTTGGCTCTACGTTCCCAAGGAAATATGCCTCTACCATAATATGTTAAATGACTGTCCTTACAGGCACCACGCTCTTTGGCTAGTTCAACTGTAGCTTCAGTTAGATAGAATGCTTGGTGTTCCATCCAACTTTTTACTTCTGCAAGAGCATCCTTATCACCGTACTTTAGGCTACGTTTAGCGTGCCAGTAGGCCAAGTTTGTGACCCCAATGCCTAATGGCTGTATTTCATCATTACTTAATTTACTTTGTATACTTAAAAAGTCTTGATAATCAAGTATGTTACATAGGCTGCGCTGCAAAATGCGGCAGGCACGACGCATGTCTTCAGGATTACGGAAACTGCCCCAGTTAATTGATCCCAAGGTGCATAAAGCTATTCTACCTTTGGGGTCATTAAGACTTTTAAATGGGAGTGTGGGCAGCAGAATTTCACAGCATAAATTACTTTGATATATGGGATGATGTAAGGAATCAAATGGGCCTTGATTCAATACGTTATCAATGAACACAAGGTATATACGTCCTGTATCAGTTCTTTCCTTAAGTATGCCTCCCTTAAATACTTCCTCGGCACTCATGGTCTTTTTACGAAGACCTGGTGTATTCTCATATTTGATATATAATTCTTCGAATAACTGAGTATCTCTATAAAATGCTTCATAGAGATCTGGCACCTGGTTAGGATCAAAGAAGGTTATGTTTTTTTGTTCTCTGAATCTTCTCCAGAATAAAGCCGAAAGGATAACCCCATAATCCATATGTCGAATCCTGGTTTCGTCGGTTCCTTGATTGTTTTTGAGAACAATAAGATCATCAAACTGATAATGCCAAATAGGATAAAACACAGTGGCACTAGCATTGCGTATTCCACCTTGACTGCAACTCCTTAAATCACCAAACCACTTTTTAAGGAATGGTAGCATGCCTGTATGCATGATTTCGCCACCACGAATAGGACTACCTAATGGTCTGAGGCGTCCTATTTCTAAACCTATCCCAGCACGTTTACTGGCATATTTAGCCATCATCTCTCCGCTGGCAAAAATACTATCAAGATCATCATCGCTACGGATAAGCACACAGCTACTAAATTGTTTTGTAGGAGTGCCAAGCCCAGCGAGCACAGGAGTGGCAAGAGTGAATAACCCATCACTAGCTGCATTATAATATTCCTTTATATAACGCATACGAGCTACATTAGGCTCTTCCTTATGAAATATAGTGGCAGCAGCCACCATATAACGCACCTGAGGAGTTTCGTATGTTTCTTTGGTACTACGATTTTTGATTAGATACTTTTCAATAAATTGCTCAATAGCAGCATAGCTATATTGGAAGTCTTTTTCATGATCAATAAAATCATTCATTTTATTCCAATCAGCTTCAGAATACCATTCTAATAGTTCCTTGGTATATAACCCAGTGGCTACATTCCGTTTAACTATTTCATAGATATGGGGTATTTCCATGCTGCCATATACGTCTTTACGCAGCATATGATACCGCTGTCGGCCAGCCACATATTGATAATTTGTATGTCCAATATCTGGATTTGATTCTACATCAATTAAATCTACAATCGCACGTAGTGTGATTTCATCAATTTCTCTTGTTCTTATACCATCATAAAAATGCGGATTACTTCTAATTTCTATCATACTTTGGCTAACATCTGCAACACCATTACATATTCTACTAACTTGGGCTTGCCACTTTGATAAGTCTAAAAGCTCTCTCTCCCCATTTCTTTTTACCACTGTGATTTTATTCATATTATATTATGCTGTTTTTTTGTGGTGAAAACAATACCTTAACTTAATATTCTATAGGTATATGTTATCGATCCTAACTCTAGATTTGGAAGAAAATTAAGTCTTGATTCTGAGATATTGTACTTATATGATACTTTCACTTGCCATTGATTATTTTGTTGATGCAGCACTGCTTTGAATTCAAAGAATAGGTCTTCATCAGTTATATCACCTAGAGGAGCAGGAACATTTGAGGTCAAGGGATGTCCTAAATAGTCGTATTCATCTATAAATTCTAGCGGGGCTAACGAACTAGCATAATTCCTAGTATCAACTAATAAAGTTAGCTTGCCTTTTCTTAATCTTTTATATTCAATATCATTAGCTAGACTCCGATAAAGATATTCAATTTCAATATTGCAAACTGTGGGCCCTACAAGCGGTGTACTACTTTTAGGAACTGGAAATCTAAAAAGTTCCTGATCATTTATAGAATATACCATATTTAATTTATAAGTAAAGTTATTTTCGTAACTGCCATAACCTGTAACTTCACTAACATATGGTATTATGTTTAACGCATCAACTCCTAAAAAGCCTAAATCCTCATGCCTATCACTGTGATCATCTACACTCAAATTATTTGATTCATCAAATTCTATTTGTCCAAATGCTGCTTCAATATTGCCACCAAAATTATTACCTACAGATCTAAAACTGTTTTTACTGCTAACATTACCTGTTCCTTGCCATACTTTAATAGCATGTTTTTGTATATCATTAAAGGTACAGGTTGATATAATATTATTTCTTGGACCGTACTTTTCACCTTCAATAGCAATAACGTTTGGGTTTACATTATAATAACCTAAGTTTACAGCAATTTCATTTCCTTTAAATCTACTATTTCTAATAATGTTATTGACTATATCTCCTCTGCTGCTTATACCATATTTGAATTTTTCTATATTAACATTATTAAAACTATTATTTTTACATGTAATTAATTCTGTTTTGACTTTCATTAAAATGCCTACACTGTCATTCCGCATGATAGGATTTATATCCCTATCCCATGTGCTCTTTATATCTATATTAACAAATTCACTGTGTCTAACGCAATACATGTCAAAACCTGTAGTATTGCTATTCTCAATTTGTAATGTAAAATCATTTAAACTTACATTTTTACATTGATTTAAAAAATCAACTTGACTAATATTATTATTATCATCAACAAAAATAAACGCACTACCAGATCCTAAATATTTGAATATAGTTCTACCTGGACCCGCACCAACTATTTTTGTATAACTATAAATGTAAATTGGATCTTCAAGTTTATAAACTCCAGGACTGAATTCTAATACTGCTCGTCTATCTACAAATCCACCATCCTGTAACGTTTCTTTATATAAACGTCTAATAGCTCTATTAATATCGTCAGAGTCGTTATCTATTCCATCTCCTCTAACATTAAAGGATTTAGCATTTACTCTATCATCTAAACGCTGTTGAATAGTTCTAGTGTAATTACTATTATCTAATGTATTAACTGGCCCATATTTATAGCTACTTATACTAAAAATATTACTTTCTTTCGTTAGAATTTCCACGTTACTCCTATTTTCTGGATCACTGACAGCATAGGTTCCAATGTATAATTGATTGGTATCAATACACCAAGCTAATTCACCTGCTGAAAGTATTATAGGAAGATTTTCTTCTGGTTCAGCATCCTTGATATCACGACGTATTTGAATTTTAGATATTTGCACTACGGCCATGTACTTTCCCCTTATAGGGTATTTATCATAGGCTGGTGTAGTATTGTTCTAGCCTATCAAACCAACGATGACTCCAATGGTCAAAATCATTACTTTCTAAGATAAACTCTTGATATTCAGGTTCGCCCCACTGTCCAGGAGCTATTTCTGGGGGTCTAACGCACATCATAATGACACCTTTACGTATGTCTGTACCATAAACAGCATTATGAGCCAAGGCATAAGCAGTAACCTGCAGATAATAATCATCAATCCACTCTATTTTTTTTGGTTTATTGGTCTGTTTAAAGTCTAATATACTTTGTTCACCCATATGCAAACCTACACAATCAGTGGTGCCCGCATAGAGTTCAGGATAATATACTGGCACTTCGTTACCCCAAATTTCATCTATATTATTAAATCCTTCATTAATTACTTTTTGAGCCATTAAAAGGCTTTGCTGCGCATATGGATTGCTCACTGAATCTTTAAGGCCTTCACCTTTTATATAGCGTTCAATGTATGTATGCATCCTCGTACCACGTGCAGCAGCTTCAGTAGTAATAGCCTGTGCCTGTACATATCCTATACGATCACGCCATTCTTTAAGTGCTTGTTTTGCTTCTTCAGGTTTGGTACGATCTAATATGGTAGTTACGCTGGGAACATTGTGACCATCAGGGCAAGCATATAATCTTTTACCGTTTGATTCATCCCGCTTTAAACTTTTATAAAGATATTTAGGATTGATTAATGACATAATAACCTTATTGTAACATTATTATTAATTTAGTCAACGTCTTCGGTTAAGTGCGCTCTTAGCCATACTTTTTGTAAGATTGCCTTTTGTGGGATCTCCCCCTGATTGTTGAGGTTGTTCACTAGCTCGTGTTTTAAGTTTTACACCTCTAGGATCATAACTACATATTTGATCAAATGCAGGATTGGCGTTGAATCTTGGCCCAAATTTGTCTGCACTATCAATGCGTTGTCCTAGAACGTTTTGTGTGAGTTTTCCCAGCGCCTGCCAATTAATAACTTCTGGATTGTCAGCACTATCTGCTGCATTACGTTTTGCCACCAATAGATCAAACAATTTATCTTGATTTTCAGTTACTTTTTTTTTGACGCAAGTAAAGTAGCTAGTCTACGACTATAAGCAGCCTCCCGCATGGCCCGACCAGCGGCACCTTCCTCACCACCAAGTTCTGCTCCCATGCCAGCAGCAGCGGCCCCTTCCATATCTGGTGGCCCAACATCTGCACCACCTGGAGCTACTACTCCTGTTAATATACCTACTGCTTGTGATAATGCCTGCCTATTTTTTTCCAATGCAAGATAAATTTCGTCCAAAGCAGGACGTACAGTTTGTTCAAAACTCGTGCTTATATCACTACCCATTTCATCTCTTATAGAGTCTAATAAATCTAACATAGCTTCTGATTTCATTGAAGCTACGTCTTCAAGCCAGCCTGTAATACGGTCAGTCATATCCTTGGCGGCCATGATCAACTCTGCCTTTTCTTCTTCGCCTTCTGTTAGTCTTAAGTCTCGTATTACGCTTTTGGCTCTATCTTCATCTAAATCATAACGAATGATAAGTTCATTAATAATTTCTTCACTTGCATCACGTTCTAATATCAAACGTTGACGTGCATTATCTGCCCATTGTTTTGGAAACTTATAACTACGTAGTCTGCGTAAAGCACTAAAAAATTCTCTAATGTTCCTTTTCTTTTTCTTATGATCTGCCTTAGGCTCTTCTTCATTCTCCATTTCACGCTCTGCAATTTCTTGATTGATAACATCAAGGAACATTTTGTTCTTTTGATACTTATGATCTTCTAGTACACTATCATAACTATTAGTAGATTCAAATTGGCTTTGTTCCGTACGGAGTTTATTACGTGCGTCCATCAATTGCTCAGTCGTAAATTTTTCAAGATTTAATTTATAGCCAAAATGTTTCGCTAGGCTTTCATTTAATGTTTTTGTCGTAATTGGTTTTTTAAGGTCCTTGATGTTCATGCAGAGTTCCTAAATATCAAATATTTATCTAAATAGGTAAGTAAATGCTCCAGTTATTTCTTCTTTATAATATTCTGATCTAACTTTAGCTTGTTCATAACGCCATAAAAAAACATCACGCTTGAATTCATCTTTGGCTCTTTTATACCTTTCTTTAAAATTAATACTATCCGTATAACTATACCAATATCTTTGATCTAGATCTTTCGTCCTACTTAATTCCATTATTCTATTGCATCTATGTTGTTGAGCCGCCATTAAAGCACTAGATTTTAAGTAAAAACTTGCAATATTATTTTTAATTTTTTTACCTATTTGTATAAGATCCCATAAGCCTGATTCATTTTTCCTTACAATATAATTGTGGTATCCTATACTGCCATCTTTTAAGACAGCAGGTATTATTTTATCAACATCACGTAACAAAGTTTCAAATTTAATTACTGCTTGATCAATACTCATTGGCTACCACCTTTGGGTCTAAATGGCCTATCTTAATTAATAAACTTTTACGTATTAAACTTTCTGCGACTTGTTGTTCTCTTTCAGGAAGTGTGCTTAGCCTTGTAGGACGAGTAAGTTTCTTCAATAAGGTACGCTCTTCAATTGAAGTCCATATTGAAAAACTCCGCACAAGTTCACTAACTTTCATAGTCCTGCTAATTTCTTAAGATCATTTAAGTCTTTAAAATTGTTTGTTTTACCTTGAGGTTCAACAAAAGCTACTCGCTTGGCTAGGGCTACAATATCATTTGATTCCATATAACTTTTACTTTGTGTAATATTTTTATAAGCTTTACGCATCATAGCCTTTTCTCTGTATTTGTCATTGTAGCCTGTAGGATAATAACTGTCCTGTACAGACATCATTTCTTGTTCTAAATGATCTATTTCATCCATATTTTCTGGAGTAACTTGATCTTGATTTTGGTTAGGTAACATTTCACCTGGAGCACCTGCTAGATTAATATCCTGTCCAGGTTTAAGACTAAGTTGTCCTGTAGGACCTGGTTGTGCATTAGGATTAACTGTAATATTACCTTGTGGGTCTTTTTGTATAGCCTGTGGATTTTTACTTAGATCCACTGTGATCTCTGTGCCTGTAGGCTGTCCTTTTGACTGTGGTGCAACTATTAACTCATTACCAGTCTGTTTAACAACTTTGGCTGGTTGCATACTAGATTGTTGAGGATTTTCTCTAATCTTGCCAGTTACTTCATAAATTTTCATCTTGCGTCTCCAGGCTCATACTATCAGCCTCTAATTTACTTATATGATTCCTAAGTTTTTCTATAAGACCTTTTGCACGTAACACTTTAAATGTTATATTTTCAACGCTGAGTTCCCCTCCAGTTTCTAAGCCGTGTTTTCGCATATTCTTTATGTCATCAAAAACTTTTTTTATACTTGCAATATTATCACTCCGCAAAGATAGACGGATTTTACCTACGTAATGTTTATACTTGTCTTTTACTTCTAATCTATTAATAGTATCTTTTTGACTATTTGGAATTTGTAACCATTTATTATCTAGGACACTATAGATACCTGCACTTGTATGGGGTTGTTCTATATCTTGTACATATAGTTCTACACTAATGCCTTTAATGGTTATGTTGTAATTAAAGTTAAATTGATTCTTTTTGGCATCAAAGAATTGACGCATAAGATTTTTACGTTTAGGATCAAAAGACACCAATAAATGTAAATCTAAGTCACTTGCCTTACTAAAAGTATAGCCTGCATTACTACCACTCAAAGTTATATCTTTTAATCCTAAATTATTAATGGAGATATAATTAATAAAATTTTTTGCTATTTTTAATAATTTATATCTGACCATAGGGTCTAATTTACCTTTACGCCATATTTTAGGATTTAGTCTTTTATGAAAGATAATTGCGGTGCTAACAAGATCTTCTTGCATTCCATATTTATCTTAGCATTTCAAAATAGATATTGATGGATGGCATGAATAAATTGGTTTTAAATTTACTGGTTTCGGTTAGATCTGCTATATATGGCACTAAACTAAAATCTTTGTTTAGGAGACCAACCTCATCTTCTTCATACAAAAATCTGTACTTACTCTCCACACTCCAATCAAATTTCCAAATGTTATTTAATTCATTGCCCTTCATTCCATATCTTGTTGGTATACCAATTAGGGCAGAGGGTAAATCTTCATAAAATACGTTTGCTCGTAAACCAATTGTATTTAATATGGTGTCAAAGTTTTGTTGTTGACTACGTGCTCGATCTCTACCTTCTTCAAGACGATATTGTCCGGTGGCTGTTATATCTGCAAGTGTATACAATCTATATCGCATACACTATTTAATGATTAAAATGTTTTTAAAAGTTTAAAAATGGAATCACCATGCGCACTGACCCATCCTATTATAATAGCTGCTCCTGTAACAATATAAATCCATTTCATTTTAAATTGTTCAAGATTATCTATTTTTTGATTCATGGCCTTATGTGCCTTTTCCTCATCCTGTTTATTCTCTTCCAATTTTTCATAATAGGCGTCACGATTTATCTCATATTTTCTATCCATATCTTCAAGTTTCTTCATCAGAATAACGTGATTTTCCTTGATATTGGTATTAGCATCCTTTATGTTTTGCTTTATATCATCTACTTTTTCATTTAGGTGTTCAACTTTAGTCTCCACAACACCTAATCGTTCTTCTGTAGTAGGCATATGTTCGGTCCTCCTATTAACTCAAATTATTTATAGTATAATCATTAAAAGTTCTATACGTATAAAAGTTTTGTAAACAAAAAAAGGGCTCCTAAGAGCCCTAGTTTCCCATCCCGATTGAGAATTTTATAGATCAGTTAACTAAACCAAATAAACTTGTAACACTACCAACTTTTACAAGTGCTGTGGTTACTGGAGCTGCGACTGTACCTGCTACACCATCTCCGCTACCACTGCTGTAACCATCTTCAACAAAGTTAACTAGCGCACCTGTGCCACCCATACAACGATCTGCACGACGTGCAATTACATTACTATCTATTGCGTGGCTGTCACCAATTAAGATCATTGTGTCAGCACTGAATTGAATAATAGCTCCTGTTGTACCAAACTCTTGTGCTAATAATTCACGTTTGCTGTGGCGGTATGCTGCTGGAGTACCGTTCACTGGTGTGTCTGAAGCTGGGTCATCTAAGTCTACGTCTGTAACTTCTATTCTCCAAGCACGAATTTGTAAGTGATCATATAATTTGTTATCTACATGACCTATACCTGTCTGACGGCCTGATACTAACGTGCCGCCTACGTCCATTGTCATCATTGGCATAATTTTTCTCCTCTTTGCCTTTGCCCGTCAACTCCACGGGTCTAGTAAATTTATTTATCGATTTTTACAAAATTACTGTCTATTAGGGCTTTTTTGGGAGTTTAAGATTTATTTTTCCTGCTTTCGTGTACTTTATTCATACCACGCTTAAATTTATCACTATCGCCACTGCGGATTGCATTAATAAATCTACGCTCTAATTCAATAGCAGTTTCTAAATTATAATTTTCTTTTATTAATTTTAGAAGATTAATAGCACTACCTACAAGATTTACACCTTTGGTTTCTATAAGATGATCTTTATTCCTTATTAAACTGATTTCGTTTAATTCTTCTAAAATACTTCTTGTGCTTTTTTTCATTAATACCTCTCACCATTTATTTAGCGGTAAGGTTGACAATAATATAAATAGTTTATTATAATATGAACTGTAGAATAAATACCACACTTACACAGAGAAAAAATATAATGACGAAAAAACAATACCTATTAGAAATCTTCAGTAGACTAGCTGGAATGTTTCAAAGTTACCCTTATCAAACGAAATTAGAATCTTACCTAAAAACAAAAAGCATAACAGATTTAGCTATGCTGGAAAAATATATCAAAGAGTTTGTGTATAAAGAGCTATACAAGTGATTTTTTATCAATGACGTGAAATTTCATAAATGAAAAATTATCTCGTAAAAACTTTATTCAAAGTAAATGATACCAATTGGCTATTTAAAGATAGAAAAGAAGAAGGCGATATATTTGCATATTATATGCAAGCTCATGAACTGAGTTTACGATCGTATAATAAATTTTTGAAACCTGACTTTGAATTTAAATTTTACAGTGGTACAGTAGATAATATCAATGAAGCTTTTAGAAATACTTTTTGGTTAATACACGACTTGTGGCATAGTGAGTCTTGCAATATTTTATACACAGATCCTGATACCATGGCTATAAAGCCTGTTAATCCTTGGCATTACCATAAGTTTATGATGTTCAATTATACTTACCCAAAGTCTTTAGAAATAGATGGCCAGGTCTTAGTTGAACATTTCTTCAACGCAGGAGTAAGATACTTTCCTAGTACGATGACAGATTATACTTGGGGATTAGGGCGTAATCTAGCTGCGAATTGGAATAAAAGCAGTTACCATACAGAGCAACTTATACTAAACAATATGCTTTGGAGTCAAGGACTTAAGGTAGAACAGGCATTAGATAAATCTATGAATTGGTCTTTATTTGTTAATATGGATCGTAATGTATCAGATGAATTTAATCAAACAGATATAGATACAGCTAAAATTTTACATTTCCATGCCAGTAGGGATATAAAAATGGTTGTTAAGATAATGGATGATCTATTTGCTCAATTAAATTAACTTAATCAAATAAATATATTATATTTTTTAAGAGTTGTAATAAGCAAGAGTTTGTTAATCAGGGCATTAAAAGATAAAACTGCATAGCAGGTATAACACAAAAAAAGGGGCCCTTGTGCCCCTATATTATTCGTAAGTCACAGTATTAGACTCACCTAATGCCCACTTTGGATTAGTCTCAACTCTATATATTTTAGTACAAACTTTAAAGTCAGGGACTTTAAGATCTTTAGGATTACTAGCAGCATCTAAAAATATACAACGATTGTTGGGTTGTGCTGCATACTGTCCATTATCTAACTCTATAAAATTAAAACTTTTATGATCCTCTGGCCATTCAGAATAGGTAGTATCAATCACATTTGGATCAGCATGTGCCTGGTCAACAGTAAACATATAGGAACCACTATAAACGTTTCTATCTTTTGCGTAAAACTTACAGGTTAAATTTTTTAAAAAACTTTTTTGTATCACCGTTATATCATAGCTAAAACTATCCCATATTTCAAGAGTATCTAAACCTAATGGTGGACCCAAATTTTTATTTCTACTGACAAATGCATGTAAAGGCAATTTATCATATACGGCTCCATAATTAGGCAAATATGCTTCTATCCTAAATGCTTGTCCTCTTATACTTTTTATTGTGATCCAAATACAAGGTTCGTATTCTCCCAATCCTTTTTCAAAATCATACAAAAACTCGCGTTTAATAAAGCAGTGTATTGGAGGTATATTTGCAACTAAAAAGCTCATGATTTTTTGATAAAATCGTATACTTTTTGTAATTGATCAGCATTTAGATCATCCAAATGCTCCTTACCTGTTAGCTGTTTGGTAAGTTTTAAAAAACTAGGCTCATTATCCCAAGGTATGCCTTTGCGATCTGCTAGATCATGTATCATTTTCTTAGTTGTTGATTCAGCTATAAGAACACTATGCTTAAATAGGTCTGGGTTCATCTTGCCCCAGAGACGCATTATGACGGCAGCCTTAGCATTGGCTTCATTTTCATGTTTGCTACCATCTGTACCACTATCAGGACCAAGAACTCCCATACTGTCTTGTTTAAAATGCACCATCTCATGAGCCAGTGTACGCAATACATCCATTATATGCCTATTGGCAATATTAATTTGAATCCTACCATCACTATATCCACCAAAACTACGTAGTTGGCTAGCCTGTTCGGGATTGTTTATTAGTTTCAGTTTAGGAGAGTTCGTGAGTCCCATATATTTACTAGCAAATTTCATAAAATTAGCAACAATATTTTTAATGCCCTTATCTTTTACAGGCTTGTCCTTAAGTTCTTGAAATTTCATAGAAACCTTTTGCTAGTCTGTTGTTCAGGATGGGTTCCTGCCTTACGAGCTAGACAATTTGGACAGCTACAAGTAGTACACCCACATTTTTTACAGTTCTGACCACAATGATGTTCATGATCACAGCTACAAGGGGTATATAGACGTTTCATTTCACCTCCATCTAATAAGTCTAAGAAAGTAAAAGTAGTCATTGTGCCAGTATAGTTAAGTTTCCATTACTATTATAAGTTCTTGCTGCGACTTTATCACCTTTAGTAAAAGCAACCTGTAGTGGAAAACCAGCAGGTAAAATAAAACTTGAAGTAGTGGCTACAGGATTAGCGCCAAATGCTATAAAATGCGCTTCATTTGTAATTAGAACTATCTTATCAGCATCTATTACTGCACTTTGACTGCTAGTGGTTGATGTTGGTAGTGTTTGAAATCTAGCATTTCTATCTACATCATATAAACTTAGTTTTTTGTCCATACTAACTCCATTTTGAATATTTATCTATAAATAATACTATCATGATAGATAAAATCCACTTCAGACGCTTAATTGGCGACTTAAAAAATTCAGGCAAATATCGTGTATTCAATAATATAGTCCGTGAAAAGGGTTGTTTCCCCAACGCAATTTGGTACGGTCCATACGCAATCAAGAACATCGTTAACTGGTGCTCTAACGATTACCTCGGAATGGGTCAGCACAAAGTTGTCATAGACGCAATGCATACTGCACTAGATCAAACTGGTTCAGGATCAGGTGGTACTAGAAACATAGGCGGGACCAGTACATATCACGTTGCTTTGGAAACAGAACTAGCCTTTTTACATCGTAAGGATCGTGCATTACTATTCACAAGTGCCTATGTGGCTAATGAATGGAGTCTTATCGCATTGAGTAAAATTATACCTAATATACACTTTGTTAGTGATAGCAAAAATCATAATAGTCTTATTATAGGTATAAGTCATAGTAGAGCTCCAAAAACCATATTCAAACACAATGACATGGAAAATCTTGAGGGCATATTAAAAACCATTAGAGACGCTGGAGAAACTCCTTGTGTAGTATTTGAAAGCGTATATAGTATGGATGGGGTTTGTAGTGTTATGGAGGAAATATGTGACCTTGCTGACAAATATGAGGCTGTTACCTATATTGATGAAGTACACGCTGTGGGCTTATATGGCGAGCGTGGTGCAGGTAAATTGGAAGAACTTAAACTTCAACATCGTGTAGACATAGTAAATGGTACTTTAGGTAAAGCTTATGGAGTCCAGGGCGGATATATCGCTGCAGATAGTGAAGTAATTGATGCAATACGTAGTGTAAGTCATGGTTTTATTTTTACTACTTCAATGAGTCCAGTTACCTGTGCAGGGGCGTTGAGTGCAGTTAAGTACCTGAAAGAACATAATGAACTTAGAGAAAAGCATCAAGAGCGTGCAAATAGGCTAAAGACATTACTAAAACAAAATAACCTTCCAATGATGAACACTAGTACCCATATTGTACCTGTGCTAGTAGGACATGCTGTCCGTTGTAAAGCTATGAGTGATGCTCTACTTGAAGATCATAACATTTATGTGCAACCTATAAATTACCCTACGGTAGCAGAAGGCACAGAAAGATTACGTTTTGCCCCCACTCCGTTCCACAATGATGGTATGATGGAAAAATTAATTATAGCTTTAAAGGATGTTTTTAATCGGATATAAGGCTTGATCGTAGCATCCAACGATGTTTGCTATGAGCATCAATTCTAGAAGCAATAAAATCACTAAAGCCATATTCATTATGGCTTTCACTTATTTGAAAAACTAATTTCAATAACTTGATTAGTTTTTCATTATCTTCTAACAGCATGGCAACCATTTGGTCTTTAGGTAATATATCAGTTTCATCCTCTAATATTGCAAGCATACTAAATCTACTAAAACTTCCAGGTACATAGGTTCCTAAGGCACGTATTTTTTCTGCAAAATCATCTATTGCACCATATACTTCTTCATATATTTTACCAAATAGATCGTGATATTCTAAAAAATCTGACCCTTCTACGTTCCAATGAAAATTATGTGCTTTCAAATAAAAAGCAAATGTAGTACTAAATGCTACTTTGGCTGCTTTATGTAGTTCTTCCATTTAGCACCAACTCTGTTTAGCCTCACCATAATATTCACGAGCATAGCCATTCTTTATTAATTCCGCACGGAGACTTACACCATTAAGAATCAAGTCCCCTAGTACACGGCCACCAAACTTATCCCAACCATATATTATTACTTTAGGTTTTTGAGTGTTTGTCACTGCATTTTTTGTAAATGTAGTGGCAGCCTGTCCACGTTGATCTTCACTGTCGCATTGTGCTCTATGTCCCTTCTCTGGAGTATCTACTCCATATATCCGTACAGCGAGTTCTGGTTTTAGGGGTGCTGGTAAGAACCTAGCACTTATAATAACAGTGTCGCCATCAGTAACACGTAAAATTGTAGTATCATACATTACTCCATTAGGCATTTTTTGTGCCAACGTCACTAATGGTAACAAGAATACTATTAAAAGTAGTTTTTTCATAACATATTTATTAGAAATTGTTATTGAACCAACCAATTTTCCGTCCCTCTAATATACGACGATCGTGTTCTTCTACAGTGCTTGGATACCGCCAAGCCCAAATTGCAACACAAAACATAAAAATGGCAGTATATATAATGCCACGCATAGGAACTTCGCCTGTATACATAAGTATAAGGCTTAAAGTCATACTGCCCAACATAAAAAATTTCAGCTTTAGAGGAAATACACGTTTTGTGTTCCAATTGGCTAGAAATTTACCAAATATTCGATGATTCATTATCCAAGCATGTAAGCGTGGGCTGGATTTAGCAAAACAATAGGCCGCGAAAACTACAAATGGACTATAAGGTAATCCTGGAGTAATGACTCCTATATATGCCATGCCTAAGCTAATAAATCCAAAACACATCCAAAAATATTTTTTCATAATTTTCCCCAACTATTTACACTCTTACATATTAAATTGACTTTTCCAGATTGACAATAGTTCATCGTCAAATACTTTCTTTGTCTTATCGTTAAGCTCTAACTTAATAAAGTTCTTCTTAAACTTAGTTCTATCAAAATACTTATCGGAGGTATTCTGTAAGCATTGACATAACTGATCCGCAAGGACTATGTTATTTGATTTTGATAAGTGTGCGTGGCGAGGATCTCTATTAAAAAATCTATAAAATGTTTGAAAATTAACACCTTTTTCATATTCTTCAGTTGATATATCGTTTAAAGACGCATTTATTACTAAGGATTTAGGGTTATCATTTAAGAGGTGTCTACGATCTGTTTTAAGAGCTGTATCAACATCTTGAAACGCCGATAAAATTATTGTTCTATTTGGTAATGATTTTAATAAGAGAGCAACATGTACTTTTTTTTGATGAGCGGTATCAGAATTAAAAAATCTAAAAAGAGTTTTATAAAATTCTCTATATTTTTCATAGTGATGGAGTCTTTTATTCTCCTTATTTTGAAAAATACTGCCTTCTAAAAATTCAATCCATTGGTATGCTATTTCTAGAGGTACTTCTCTGTATATTATAGGATTTCTATAGATACTAGTGCTGACAAAAATTATAGTATCAGATTGGCTGTACAGATTAGAATTTATATATTTATATAACATTTCAATAGAATAATCTATTGATGATCCCCGTAATCCAAAAGGAAGTACCTTTTGTTGAAGTTTATTAGACATTAACTCGTACCAAACTGGATAATCTACTGCAATTTTATCTTTGTCTAAAAATCGGCCTTTAGTGGCAAAACTGTCACCAAAAATTACTAACTTACTCATAAATCTACTCTAATTCATTAACTTTCAAGGTAATAAAATAGTTTTTTTTCATTTCATAATCTTCCCCAACTATTTACACTCTTACGAGCTAATAAATCAAAGCCATTTGCACACAGAGATTTTTGACACAGTATTGGATCCTTAGGCCACGTTATTTCGTCATAAAATATATTACCTAGAGATCCTCCCTGTTCACACCAACCCCTATATATATGACCATACTTATCTATTACAAACTGATCTACTCCAGCCCAGCACATATTACCACGATATACATTTAACCTATGTATTTTTTTGTATTCAATTTGTTCTGGTATTTGATCATCGCTAATGTTTTTATCTTTATAAAAAAATTTTATTTGTTCTTCGCTATAAGACAAATAATTATTATTACCCTTGGTAAAATTTTGATACAGTAATTGTATTTTAGGATGGAAACCTTTAGCTTCTAAGCTATGTTTATTTTTGATTACATCATCCCAATTCTCAGGAGTAATTGGTAATTTTATAACAAAATTTACTTTATTGTTTTGTAGAGTTTCTAAAACATAAAGTAAATGTTCTACAGGTAAAAAATGAATATGATAACTTATAACGACATTATCAAAAACAAATCCAAATTTATCCCACCAAGACTTTTCTCTACTGGCATTGGTTTCAAGCCAAATCTTTTTATTAAAATCTTTTTTTCCAATCTTTGTTAAACACAGATCCAAACCTTCATATGATGTAGGTTCTCCACCTATTAAACTTAATTCAAAATTATCAAAATGGTTATATACTTGATCAAATCCCCTAGCGAACAGTTGTGGATCAGGCAGTAGAGTATGTCCTGACTTTAATATGCTAGGACAATAGTCGCAATCAAAATTACAATGATCGGTTAAATTCCATTGTATTCTTAAGAGTTGATGTATATCAGCCAAGAATTTTGCCTTACATTGAATGGGAGTACTTTACGCTTATTTACCAATTCAAAGTAAGCAGGTTTATACGGTTTTATCTTTGGTGTCATCCTATCATAACTACCCTTGGTAGCGTTACAAAGAACGCATGCAGTAACAGTGTTCTCAAATACGGTTCGACCACCCTGGCTAACTGGCTTTACATGATCTAACGTGCAATCTTTCTTTTGAAGATGCTTGTTACAATATTGACAAGTATAATTATCTCGTAAGAAGACATTACTTTTACTAAATCTTACATAGTGTTTTGGCTTAGTATATTCCTTTAGCATTAGAATACTGGGTACAAAGGTTTCCCAATTTACACTACGCACAATCCAATTCTCATGCCATTGAATTACACTAACTTTATCCAATACTATATATCTAATGGCCTCTTGCCAGTTTATAGTGCTAAGAGGTAGATAACTTAAAGGATTACCATCTGCATTAAGAACTAGGGTGTCCATCATTCCTAAGTTTAATCAAAAATTGATTGAACAAAATCATTACTACTTTTTTCTAAACACTGTAACCATTGATCCTTTAAATCATGGTGAAAAACTAAATCAATATTGGCATTGGCTATTAACCAACTACTATTACGATCTCTTGGTGGCGCTCCATCGAATTCTTCTTGCAATTGACATGGGTTCCATCCACATAATCCTAAGAATAATCTGAAATATTTAGGGGCATCACCTTCACTCAATCTTGGTAAAAGGTCATCACTACTACTAAGCCTTAAAATATTATTAATCTTCATGGTATTATTGCATTCCCAATCATTACTATGTAACATGGTTAATGCCTTAATATTGACCGGTCCACCTATGTAAATTGAACCTGGTATATTTAATCTCTCACCTACTTGATCTGTGAAATCAGATACAGAGATACTACTCCTTTTATTAAGTAAGAGTCCCATACTTCCATTTTCATGATCTTCTGTTATAAAAATTACACTCTTATACCAAAATCCTGATTTAATTTTGGGTGGTGCTATTAGCAATTTACCTGTAAAATTCATTATGTAAACTTTGGTTCTATTTCCTGCGCATAGGCTACTCTTTGCTTGGTATGTAATCCTGCACTACGTTCATAATATTTGTCAAATATAATTGCAGCCTGTTTTGGTGTTCTAGCTTTACTTAGCATCTGTCCTGCTCTAAGTTCAGTATTTTTTAATTCCCAATCTATAAATTCTAATTGTTCTTGAAAACTGCTATTTCTAATATCTTTACCGAATACACGCTTGAATGTTGCCTGTCTTGGGGGGTGCCATTGTGCTATCCCATAAGCTCTGCCGCCATCGCCTCCTACTCTATGATTTAGATTGGGGCCACTTTCTGCTTTGAGATTTCCTATAATACCAGCGGTTTGCGCTGGAGTATAGCCTTTGCTTGTAAAGAATTTTATAGCTTGATCAACTGATCCTAAATCTGTTGGATTGGATTTCAAAGCCTTTGGATTGAATTTAGTAGGAGTTTGAACTTTGGGCTTAATATCGGCTTCCGTACTTTTTGGGAAATTTATATTTTTATCACGCATGATCTTATTAATTAAGTTGACCATCTCTGCGTCTGGACTACCATTGATAGTTAACTTATGATCACGTTCAAATTGAGAAATGACTTTTCTGAGTTCTGGATTGGCTGTTCCATCAATACCAAATTTTTTTAAGTCATAACCTAAACTAACAAAAGCTTTTTGTAAGTCTACCCAATCTGGTCCACGACTTCCTATGGGTACTGATATATCAAATTCCTTAAGACGCATTAGCTGTTGCCTTTCCACACTGGTAAAGGGCCACCGTAATTGCCGCCCTTGACTTTTTTCCCTGCTATACTTTTACGCTTCTTGTTTATGGTAAATTTTTTTTGAGTCGTCCTTGCACGAAACCCTTGACTAATACAACTACTTAACTGACTAGCTCCTAAATCCTTATTAGACTTAGAACTTTTACATAAGTTTTGACTTGCCTTACCTTCTTCCATTATAATTTCTGCTACCTTCATTCGCAGTTCCAACGGCGTAATGCCTTATTAATTGGACTGTCTGGATTCCTCTTAGTCTTGGCACTTGCATGAGCTTTTTTCATTCCGCTCATCCTTGCACAGAAACTGCTGCGACGTTTAGCACTCTTACTACCTTTCTTTAGCTTACTTGGTTTGGTAGTCACTGCTGTTTTTAGCTTACTTCCTGGATTTTCTCTACGATATGCCTTTACGGCCTTACTACTCATACCATCAGTATTGTCATTTTTATTGACCTTTTGCCAATTTTCACCTAAAATCTCGTATATTTTCATACTATTATTTATCGTAATCCAACCATTCATATACATTCAACCAACTACGCTTGCCAATAGTTTGTTTAAGATGTTTTAGATCTGCACAAGTTTTTTGTCTAAATCTTGGTAATTCCTCAATAGGCATCGGAATTATTTTTAATGGAACTTTTTCCTGTTCTGCTATAACTTGTGCAATATCTAAAAAACTATGTGGTAATCCTGCTCCAACATTCCAAATTCCACTACCTTTCACGTTTGACATAAAATCTAAATGGATTTGACAGACATCACCTACCCACGTCCAATCTCTATATATATGCTCTGCATTACTCCAAACTTCAATAAATCCTTCTTTCCTAGCTTGTTCACGCCATTTATAGATAGCATTAGCTCTGCGCCCACGTAAATGCATCCATTTACCATAGACATTAAAATATCTAAATCCTTGAACATAGATTTTATGTTTCTGGCCAAAAAACCATCTGTCTACTAGATATTTTGACCAAGCATATGGTGTCTGTGGCTTACATGGTGCATATTCTTCAAAATTATTTGTATTACCATATACAGAACTAGAACTTGCATATTGCATGTTAACTCCGTACCTATTACATTCACTAAACAGATAGACACTAAAGTCATAATTCTGTATCATAATTGTTTCAACATCCGTCTCAGTCATATCAGCCAATGCACCTAGATGTATCACCCAGTCGTACTTTTTTACATCAGGCCAGTGCTTAGGATCCCAATCATAACCATCTATTTGTAAATTTTCCTGTTGCTTTAAAAAAGCACACATATTACGACCTATAAAGCCAAGATGTCCGGTTATTAAAATTCGCATTCTACACCTCCTTGGTGTTGACATTAACTTTAATATATAGTATTATTCAAGGCATGAACAAATATAAAGACTTTCCTGAACAACCGAGGTGTATGACCAACGCCGAGGGTGAGGAATATTTTGATAGAATAGTAAAGGCTATTGGACACTTCAGTCCCACAAATATTGTAGGTGTAGCACGTACTGGATTAATATATGCTACTTGGGTAAGTCAACTATTATCCATTCGTAATATTGGCATATATTATCCAGGTAAAGATAAATTACTGATGACAGATAGTAATCCAGAACGTGTGGCCTTTGTGGATGACAACACTGTGACTGGTAATAGTTATCTAAGGTGCAAAGAATATATGGCACGTAACTATCCACAAACTAAATTTGTTTGGGCAGTATTGTATACAGATTGGAATACTCCTGAAAACATAAGAAACGAAGTAATACAAGGTACAAGGCTTCCTTATTTTGCCGAAGAACCTTTTTGGGGCAGTAAAAAAATAAGCAAAGACTATGGAGTAAGATTTAGAGATGAATAAACACAGTAATATAACAGCATTTGATTTGGATGGGGTATTAATTCCAGACTGTGACCATATTCCAGATCTTGGTGATCATAATGCATATTTAAATTTGACTATGTATATGCAACCTGTATTCAAACCAGTGGGTGAATGGATATTATTAACAGGAAGACCTGCACAATTTGAGCACATAACAAAAAGTTGGTTATTAAAATATTTTTCTAATCAGCCTAAAATGATTTTACACCAAAGAGATCAAGAAAAAGAAAATAATGAACAATACAAGTTAAGAATGATCAACGAACACGATATTGATGTTTATATCGAAAGTGATAAAAAAATTGTAGATCATTTAAAAACTAATTTGGATGTAGATAAAAAGACCATTGTTCATTTTAGCGACTTTTGCGAGTTGTTTTTAAACTACAATGCAGGCTCTTGACAAGATGAGCTACATCGCATAAACTTATGATTGTTAATTAGGAAAATATCATGCATAAGTTTGCTGTAGTTTTACTGATAACTCTAACAAGCTGCTCAAGTATTGATATCAAACCTCCTTTATGTCCTGGTACAAGAGAGTATGATGTTCAATTATGTAGGGGCGAGAGGATTTACACAATTCCTAACCCTCCCTATATGGCACTGCAACGTCAAGCTAAGTGTGATGCTTGTATAGACATAGCACAGAATTGCTATCATGGGATTCCTCAACAATGTCGTCCAAAATGGCAATAGAGCAAAATGAAAGTTACCGTTCGTAATCTACAATACCCATTTAAAGATCGTTTTCCCTATCCAATGCCTGAGTTCTATGAATATGAAGGTGAGGAGGTTACCCTTAAGCACGTTGATAGCAAGCAATATCTGTGCCTTACTACAGGCCTAGAAGATTTTAAAATCCGTGTTATTGATAGGAATTTAATTATAAAGAGCCAACCACATGAATTGTTTATTTTAGATGAATTTGTTGGCGCAGCAGAACGCCGTATAATAGAAGGTAGTAAAGGTAATATCTATGAACTGTATAAAATAAACGGAAAATGGTCTTGTACCTGTCCAGGCTATGAATTTAGAAAAACCTGTAAACATGTGAAGGAAGTAAAATAAGGGTAGATTTCTATGTATTATACATACCTAAAATGAAAATAAGTTGCGTAGAAGTTGGTCTATTCAAACTACCTGGTGTGGTGATTGAAGGTGATAGTCTGACTCCAAAGAAAATAGAAGAAATTAATGCATGGTGCACTGAGAATAACTGCGGTAAGCAAATGACACATTCACTGTGGAGCTTTAAAAGGCCTACTCAACGTGACATGTTTATTCTACGTTGGAGTGGCGATGTATAAACTGGATGTAATACCTTATCTTGATTATGCTATAAACTTTTATTATACAAATATTTGGATGGGTGGCAAATTAGGATTCCCAACTTGGCTTGAAAAAGAGTTTGGTGCTAAAATACTGCATCCATATATCTACTTCAAGTCAGAATCTAATCGAAATTGGTTTGCATTAAGGTTTTCTTAAAATAAAAGATGAGTAAGGATTGGCAAGGTTGGGAAGTTGTTAGTGTACAACAGCCCGTTCAAAGTAAAGTTGGCTGGTGTTACTGCTTAGCCTGGTGTGACCAAAACTTTCAACCACATACCTTTTATTACGTAGGCGAAGGTGTATTTACTTTCAAAAATGAAAGCGATGCTAATTGGTTTAAATTAAGATGGTTTAATGATAATTATTAAAATTTGATCATTATGAATGATGGTACTACATTTAATAACAAATTAGATGAGATAATAAACCTTGCAGGTGGACGTCTTTATCTTGCTCACTTGGATCGTCCAGCACTGGAACGCTTTGTTAGGTTGATGCTTGCGGACATAGAAAAAGACATAAACAGTTGGCGTTATAGTAAAGATGGTAGTAGGTATGAGCCTTATTGGGATGGATATGAACAAGGCTGTTCTGATAGCATTTTAGCAGTGCGCTTATGGGGACAAGATATAAATTAAATAAGCTACATTTTAATCATATTTAAAGGTCTAGCAAAAAAAATCTAATATATAGTGTATGAGTATTCAAGTCACTGTACCTAATGAGATAACAGGTCAACTCATAGACATGGTGAAGGAACTTAAAAAACAGGGCTTAGAACAAGGGCGTGATTTTGATTTTAGGTTTATACCTTCTTTATATGATTTTGATAGTAATTATTCTGAGCCAAGAGATGCTGTATTCTTTTTCTATGAGGAAAAATGGGCAACTTGGTTTACACTAAAATGGCTTTGAACAATATAGGATATCATGGCTAGATTAACAAGTTTTAAGTTGGATGTCCCTTTATTTGCCAAAGAGCCCAATGTAAATATTCTATTTCGCGTACCAGATGGTTGGTACCTAGTGGCACTTAAAAAGGAAATTATCGATTGGGTCCGTAATACTTATGCGGATAAGGAAGGAGCAACTTGGCGTGAGACTGATGACGACAGTTATATTTTATATCGTCGTAGATTAGAAATGACTGAAGAAATGACTATGTTACTAAAACTGAAGTACAATGACACCTTAGATAATACAGGTATATAAGATTATGTTAAAAAAAGTTAAGGCCTTTTGGCATCAAAGTTATACAACAGATCGTAAAGCCTTCTACTTAGAAATGATGGCCAGTCTATGCGTAATAAGCTCTACATTTGCCATTGCTTGGATGGCTTATAATCCTCCAATGAAATACATTTACCCAATTAGTTTTATCGGCGCAGTTTTTAGTATACTAGCTTATTGGCGTAGACAGCTGGCTTGGCCATTTCTGTTAACTTGTTATTTTGCCTGTGTCCATCTATTTGGATTCGGTAGAGCTTTGGGGTATTGGTAATGAATCCAGTTACACTTCCTAATGTCATTAGTAAAGATGAATTTATTAAATTTATTCCAAGAAATTCAAGAATATTAGAAATAGGACCATATAATCGTCCAACTCTACTTAAAAAAGATTTTGTTAATCTTCAATATATGGATTGTTTTACCAGTGACCAAATTAGAGAAGAAATAACAAGATATGCTACTGAAACAGTTACTACTGAAATCCCAGAACATATTGATATATTGGTAGATCCTGCCAAGAGACCTAGCTTTCATACTAATCTAAAGTTTGACTGTTTATATAGTGCTCACAATATTGAACATTATCCAGATATTATAAATCATTTAAATGAGATGGCTAGTTTGGCGGCAGCTTTACATACTAAATTTTTTGTGACTGTTCCAGATAAAAGATATTGCTATGATCATTTTCAAACTGAAAGTGAATATACTGAAATGATAGATGCTTTTTTGGAAGAAAGAAATACACATACCTTTGCCAGCTATCTAAAGCATATAGTTTATTCTGCACATAATAATATTTACGAACATTGGCATGGAGTGCACGGTGCCAATCCAAGACATATTCCTATTGACCTAACCTATGCCACACAATTGAGACATAAGATTGATAGGGCTAGAGATGAAAAGCAAAGGAAATTTGCTGACATCCATGCTTGGTATTTTACTCCAGAAAGTTTTAGATATAATATAAACATAACCTGTCAACTAGGATTACATCCTTGGGTGGTAGAAAGCGTTACCCAACCAGAACATCTAAGTCCAGAATTTCATGCAGTATTGAGCCTAACTAGATATGCCAACTGAAATTAAACTTACTGAAGGCATCACTCCTATGTATAAACTTATTGACAGTGAATGCTTTGATTGGATAGTATTAGCACGGGTCCCTATAGGCGATGAAGATCCAAATGTATTTGCAGACACCTATCTTACAAGCTTCTTAGAAACTGATTATGGTCGTTGGTGCGTAAAGAATGT